TCTTTAAGTCAGATCGTCCTCAAAAATCCCCCATATATGGTGGGATTTTTGGGGCCGAGGCCCGCTTTTTATGGTTTTTAGTTTATACCTCCCATACCTTCTACCTATGGGGTGTTTAATTGCTGAACGCCAAACCTCCCATCCCAGATTGTATGCGCAGGATGTTGTAGTTCACCGCGAACAGCTTCTGCAGGGTCGCCTGCGAGCCGTTCTTCAGCGCCACGGACACCTGAGCGTTGTCAATGCGCGAGAAGTTGCAGGTGCCGGTCGGCTGGTGCTCCTCCGGCTGCAGCGCGAAGGAGTACACGTAGATGCCCGGGTAGGGCACGCCGGTGTGGTACACGTACGGCTGGTACTGGTTGAAGTACTTGCCCAGCTGCTCCTTGAAGCGATCCTGACCGTTCAGAATCAGCTTGAAGTTGTTCAGCGGGCCGACCTCGTAGCCAGCGGAAGAGGCGACGCCGCCGCCGAGGGCCACGCCCTCCTCAACCCAGAACACGTTGGAGCCGGAGGCGGTGTTGCCAGATGCGTACAGGTGCGGGCAGCCCAGCACGTGGGGCAGCGTCGTGTTCATGACGGCCGGGTTGGTGTTGCACGTGACGTGGATGTTGGACGTGCCCGTGGAGAAGTTCCACATAGAGTTCAGCACAGTTGCGGTGGGGTTGGAGTAGCACCAGATCAGCTCCTTCACCGGGTGGTTGAAGGACAGGCGAACCAGCTGAGCGGAATCGTTCACCGTGGCGATGGAATCACCGCCCGTGTGCTGCACCTGCTCGATCAGGTACTCGTGACCCTTCTGGGCGAAGCGGCGACGCTCCTCCGTGTCCAGGTACACATAGTTGGCCCACACCTGGAAGTCGGTGCTGAAGTACTTGTCGTAGTACGTCGTCAGGTCAAAGTCCAGACGAACCTCGTGGTACTGCAGGGCGATCAGCGGCAGGTACAGGCCCGGGTTGCGGTTGAAGAAGAACAGCAGGGGCAGGTACACACGGGGCGTGTTGCCGCCTGAGGCGGTGGCGGTCACCGGGGAGGAAACCATCTTGCCGTACGCCACCTTGTCGGACTCACCGAGGAACACCTCGGCGTACAGGCGCCACCACGTCTGGTAGTGCTTGTCAATGCGCTGGCCACCGATCGTCAGCTCCAGAGCGGCGATGGCGCGCTCGGCAATCCAGCAGGAATCGTAGCTGGAGTTGTCGGACGTCAGGTTGGCCGCAATGGGCAGCATGGACACGTACATGTTACCGACCAGATCACCGTTGCGGGCGATCGTCACGGACACGCGGCCGGAGGGGGTCGCCGTGCCGTTCACCGTCTGCTGGATGTTCTCCATCGCGAAGTTCGTGTGGCGCTTGTACACCGCCTGGAAGAAGGTCACCTTGGGCTGACCCGTCAGATATACGTCCTGCGCGCCATAAGCGACCAGCTGCATAAGACCACCTGCCATTTGTAATAGTACCCAAGAAAAAAATTTGGAGCCGACCTGCCGCGCCTGGAAATTTTCTCGGACTAAAGTAATCATGAACGGTGCTGCACCTGGTAACGCCACGATGATGAACGCCGCCAAGACCAACGCAGCAAATGCTGGTGCGATTGCTGGTGCGGCGGCGAACGGTGCCGTTCCGGCCGCGGCTGGTAATAAGGCGGCAAATGCCGGCATGAATGTCGCCGCCGCCCAGGCGAATGTCGTTAACGCGCAGAAGATTAACGCAAACGCGCAGGCGAAAGCGAATAACGCCGCGCGCGCGGCTGCCACCGCCTCCCTCACCGCGGCCAACCAGCCAACCCGGGCCAATAATAATAAGGCTGCTTCTGCCGTAAATGGTGCGGCCAATGCGACGGCCAATGCGGCCGTCGCCAACGCCAACCTGGCCAAGGCCTACATGACCCTCAAGAATGCCATGACGGCCAAGGGTCTGCCCCTTTAAGCGATCCGCGCCAAAAACTAAAAACAAAACTATCTGAATATTTCAAATGTCTGCCAAGCCTGCGATTGAAGAAGTTCCTGAAGATGAGGAGATGGATTTCGATGACGAGGATGAGGAGATGGAGATGGAGGATGGCGGTGATCTCCTGGACGCGCTGAGCCAGATGTTCACCACCGAGGAGGGTGAGACGGTCGCCAGTGCCATGGTCGGGGTCAAGGTGGCGCTCGAGATGCAAAATAAGATTTTGATAAAGATCCTGAGTGTTTTGAGCAAGCAAGGGTCGCCAGCCCAGGCTTAAAATTATCTCTCTCTGTCTTACAAATGGAGCGCGTGCAGACCATCGACCACGCGACTCCTGAAAAAACAAACGAAATTCGTATGGAACTCCACCATTCGGATATCGTGAATATGAACGCCGAGCATCTTAACGCATTCGTCACGAAGCTCGAGGATCATATGTGTCTGACTGTCAAGGGGGACAAGTACGTCCCCTGGGTAAACGGTGCTCAAATCTTTGGATTTGAGGATGGACAAATTCAAAATGTAAATATTGATACGATTGGAAACCAGCGCCGGAATTTTGTCACAATTCTGTCTGATGTGTACCATCGTGCCGGGGAGCTAGGCATCCGCGATGATGCAAGCGTTGATGCGACTGGTCTGGAGTTTCGGCTCGGTCAGCGCGTCACGCGCCTCATCGAGACCGTGGACGACACGTACGAGATGATTTTCCGATGGGTCCGAACCTATGAGCGAATCAATCACCCCACGCACGTGCCGATCAAGGGTGACATGGAGTCCCAGATTTTTCGCTGCCAGACCATGGGCCTGAATGACCCGTCAACTGAGAAGGAGGACACGAGCTCATTTCAGAAGTTTCTGTTGTACCTGCTCGATCAGTCGTACAAACTCAAGATGCGTCGGTACGGTGATTACTGTTGTAAACAGATTGCGACCGAGGACGGTCACTTGACCAAGGCGTGGAAACCAGTGATGGAGATCAAGGACTTTGTGTATTATTATTCACAAAAGGAGGAAAAGTACGACATGTGGAAACACATGACGAGCAAGGGTTCAATCGTCACCGACACGATCCGCCACTTGACCAATTGCCGGGATTTGCAATTTCCTCAAATCAAGAAGAACCGTAGCGTGTGGTCGTTCCGAAACGGAATTTTTGTTGGAAAGTTTTTGGACGAGAAGGAGGGCAAGTATGGCACGCGCTTCTATGAATACACGAGCGACAACTTCAAGCACCTCGATCCGACAATCGTCAGTTCAAAATATTTTGATCAAGATTTTGACCCTTCGTCTATTAATATTTCCGACTGGGCTGACATCCCAACCCCTCACATGGAGTCGGTTATGAATTACCAGGGGTTTAGCAAGGATGTGTGCAAATGGCTGTACGTTTTCTGCGGCCGCCTGTGTTTCGATCTGAATGATCTCGACTCGTGGCAAGTCATCCCGTTCCTCAAGGGTATTGCTCGGTCCGGCAAATCTACAATTATTACAAAAATTTGTAAAAAGTTTTACGAGGGACAAGACGTGCGCACGCTCAGCAACAACATTGAGAAGAAGTTTGGTCTCGAGTCAATCTACGACGGATTCATGTTCATAGCTCCTGAGATCAAGGGTGACATGGCACTCGAGCAGGCTGAATTCCAGTCGCTCGTGTCGGGTGAGGACATGAGCATCGCGCGCAAGAACAAGACTGCTCAAAGTCTGACGTGGAAGGTTCCCGGCATCCTGGCAGGTAATGAGGTTCCCAACTGGCGCGACAATTCGGGGTCGGTTCTGCGCCGTCTCGTGACGTGGAATTTTGGCCGTCAGGTGGCGGAGGCGGACCCTCACCTTGACGACAAGCTTGATGCAGAGATGGCGACCATTTTGTGCAAGTGCGTCCGGGCCTATCTCGACTACTCACAGCGTTACTCAGACCAGGACATTTGGAATGTTCTGCCCAAGTATTTCATCGAGATTCAGAATCAGGTGGCGATGGTGACGAATACTCTTCAGCACTTTCTCGCATCTGAGAATGTCGTGTACGGGAAGAACTTGTGCTGCCCGCAGAAGATGTTCGTTACTGCGTTCAATCAGCATTGCCAGGCGAACAATTTGGGTAAACCGCGCTTCAATCCCGACTTTTACGCCGGTCCGTTTAGTTCCAGGCAGGTTGATGTTCGTCCAGGCACCGTGTGGCGCGAACAGACGATGGCTGTGCAGCCATTTGTGTATGGGTTGGATCTGGCCCAAGATTTAAATGCCGTAATCTAGTAATGAACAGGGAGGCTGCTGCCCGTAAGATTCAGGCTGCGTGGGCTCGAAAGCGCGCGCCGAAAACATCCGAGTATGTAAACAAATTTACCAATTTTGATTACGCCCTCACGAAACCCGTCGTCACGTCCACCATCGTGTCGCTCAATGTTCCCTTTCATGATTTGTCGTCGATGCCTCTCCCTGACGGCGTCAAGGAACTTCTTGGATACACGGCAACTGGAAAACTCCCCGTCGTTCGCAAATTGCGTGGGCGCAACACTATTCTAGGCGCGACGAACGTTCAAAAAGTCAAGAGGTGGGCATTCACAATTGATTTTAAAAATCCAGATTCAAAGGCGTACGTGAGTCATAACGATAGCGCCAAGATGCAGATTAGCACGACCGGCCCATACGAGCGCGTAATTAGAATTCTCAATAAGACTTATTACCCAGGTATCATTTCGTCCCCGATAAAGATTGTGAAGATTGACACGCGCATGTACATCAACCGCGCCATAAACTTGGATGATCTCGGGGAAGAACTCGCTCGCCGCGTGCCCAAAACGCGTCTGCTCAAGTGGGATTACACCCCGGAACTCATGCCAGGGGCCTACCTTAAATGGTCAGACCCCCGGGCCAGTCTCATCATATACACGAACGGCGCCATATTGACTCAGGGTCTCAAGAGCCTCGAAGACATTGGATCAACTTCTGAAATTTTAAAACAAATTTTTACAAAATATTTAGTAGATCGCTTCAAGGTGTTCAAGTACGCACGGGGCGCCAAGGCTGGTAATTACACCGGAATTGCGGCACCGCCAATGCCCGCCCGGCGCAACCTGGCGGCGAAGCGTGTCCGTGCGGCGAATCGATACTCGCAGGCGGCCGGGTGGAACAACACCCGGCCTGGATTTTACGTACGACCTGGACCGAACGCCAAACCTCGCTTTTATCCACTCGTCGCCAATCTCAAACTCGTCCGCCCCAAGATGATCCGCGCCTACACGGAGGCGGGCGTTCCCATTCCCGCAACCGTGCGCAATCTTTTTGCACTGGCTGGGAACGAGGAGCTCGCGCCCAAGGTGGAGGGCCGGCGCGCACCAAACTGGACATCGACCAAGGAAGGGCACTATGTGAAGCCCGGACCGGGCGGGCAGCCGTACTTTTACCAGGTGCCCAAGGGGCTGGCTGCGGCCCGGCCGACGATAATTGCCGCGTACAAAAAGGCGGGCGTGAATATCCCACAGGCTGTTCGCAATCAATTCAAAATCAAGAACGGCCCAGCCAATAACGCAACGGCCGGTAACTGGAAAAAGCCAACTCACTGGCTCAATTACAATGCAAAGGGCGGGGTGAGAATAAACGGGAGACAGTATGACCGGTACACGCGCCCCGAACTCGTGCAGATTGCCAGAAATATAGGAATCGCCGAAGTGAGCGAGGGTCAATCTCTCTCCAAGATTGCCGAACTCATAGCCAAATACTTGAAACCTTATACAAATGTACCGAATACAATTATTAACGGAGTGCCCGTCATTATCATGAACAATGGTCGTGTGAAACGCGGATCGCGTGCACGCCAATGGGCCACCCTCAAGAACGCTGAGCGAGAGGCGATTGCTCGTGGAATTCTCAATTCTTTCAAGTTTGCAGAATATGAAAAAGTTCAGAAAAATTTTAAATTTAATTATTTGATCGGTGCAAAGCGGCAGATGCAAGAGGAGGCGCGAAATGAGGCGGTTGCCGGACGGTCGAACGAGGCTCTCGAATCCGCAAGTTCCTCCAATTCAAACAATTCCAATTTTACACGGAATTTGGAATATACAATGATGGCAACCAACTTGCTTGGGAATGTAAACTCGGCAACTATAAATAAGTTTGTAGCCGTCATTAAGAATCTCCCGTCTGGGGCGCGTGGGAAACCCCTGAAGACGACGATTGAAAAGGCGGCCCGAAATTTTAAGAAATCTTTGACGACCAATACACAGTTGGCAAATATACGCAAGAATTACGCCGCCGCCATCAAGATTCCCAACTGGCTCCCACCCAACTTGCGCAATTCTTATAAAAACCAGCTCGTCCGCCTCGGCACGAACGTCAACGCCAAAGGATCTCTCCCCAATAAAGAATCCGTCCGGCGCGGAATAAAGGCCTGGCTGAACGGCGCTCTTCCTCAGCAGGGCAGAGCATCTTACAACCGTGAAAATATCGAGACTGGAATTGTGACGCGTGTACCCGAATGGAATCCGGCAAAGCGCCGCACTCCTGAAATTCCCAACATTGCCGTGAAGCGCGTGGGCCCTGAACGCAAAAAGCGCGCA